CGCCCCAAATGCGTGTAAGCACTGCAAGCGCGTCTTTCTCCATGCTGACGGAACTCCCAAAGTCTTCAAATTAAAAGACCTTGAGATTTCAAACGTCGGCCTAAAAGCCGCCGAGTGGAAGCCAACGATCGAGGCTGTCCATCCATGGTGCCAATGTCAGCTTCACGTTTTGCCAAAGGGTTTTGGATTTAAGAAGACTCCAGTGGCGATGGAAGAGTTCGAATACGACGGCAAGACATACAAAAAGGGAGCGATCATCCCACCCGAGGTTCTAAGAGAGCTATCCTCGGACTTGAAAAAGAAAACAAAACTTGATGCGGTTTTAGAGTTTACAGGGGAGGACGTTGAGCCAGTTTCAAAAGCTGAGATCAACCTTCCATATTCCGAAGAGGACCACTCTGACTGCCTTCACTGTGATATTGAGGAGAGACTATGAACGAATCATTTGGCTTTGAGATCGACTTGATGAAGGCTGGATCGCACAAATACGTTAAGCGAACTGGTGGGCCCGGAAATTACAAATACTGGTACAAAATGCCAGACGGGACTATCAAGCAGGGCAAAGAAGAAGATGTTGAGCATGGTAAAAAAGATCACGCTCGTCGTCTTCTGATCGCCCGACTCAAAGGCCATCATGCGATGACCGACGAACAAATCACTCAAGAAGTCGGCATCACGAAAAAACGCCTCAACGAGCATAAGACCAATCTTCGATCCATGGGCAGACGTAAGAATCCCACGGCGACCGATGATCACATGGCCCACGGACACGACTACCATGAAAAACATCTTAAAGAAGCTGGGGCGCACACTGAGCACCCAGACTACGAAAGTCACGCGAGAGCCCTCGCTGAACACGAAGAGGGAACGACCGGACCATCACGAAGAGGCGGCTCACGTCCTCGAAGTGCCCCGGCCCCAACGCCAGCTCCCGCACCAGCGGCACCCGCCGCCGCTCCAAGAAGGGGTCCGTTAAACTCAGAGCAGATCGCGGAATGGCACAGACAACACGCTGGCCATTGGACAAGAAGTGCCGGAGAAGCGGCCAAAGAAATGGGCTTTACTGATAGGGCAGAGAATGGCGACACGTCTGGCCCTCATGGCAACAAACCTCCAGATCATTTGCAACGTCATGTGACTGGTGGAGTCCATACAATTAAAAAAGTTGGAGACAAGTTTGAACTCGAAATGCACAGCCAAGGCCTAGACAGTTCGGTCACTCAAAAATTTGACACAGTTGATGCTGCGGTAGCGGCGTCAAAACATAATGAGACCGGAGCAACGGCGAGAAGGACAAGGGCCGAGAGGCCAGCGAGAAGTGGTGCTTCACAGGCCTCTGTGGATCAACGCGCTGTTGATCGAATTGCAGAGGGTGAACGCCGGAGAGATGCGAATGTTGCGGCTGTGGCCGCCACACCTGCTGGCCCATCTGCTGAAGCTATCGCAAGAGCCCGAGCCAGAGTTGGCGGAGGAGCTACCGCGCCAGCGACCCCAGAGACAAGAGCAAGAGTTGAAGAGGCCGCAGCCCGTGTGGCAACAAGACAGGCTCAAGAGGCCCTCGTTGCATCTTCGCCAACCTCAGCCGCATCGTCTGAGCTATCGGCATCTGAGCCCGGCATGGCGGCATCTGAGGCTGCGATCACATCAATGCTTGAGGAGCAAAGAACTGGTGGGAATCCATACATCTCACGAGCAAAAGATACTTTTAACAAAATCAAGGGCGATCTAAAGCCGGAGCGTAAGGCCGTCTGCGAGCACGTCCTATCGGCAATCGCTGGTCTTAAAGCAGAATCAAAACCAATCAATGAGGCAAACCTCGTTGCAAAATATAAAGAACTCTCTGGCAAACGAATCAGAGGGATCTCTGGAATCGCTGAGGACTTCGAGAAGGGCACATTTATGAGCCTTGATGAAGTGATGAACAATCACCCAATCAACGTCGAGGTTGAGCGAATGAAGCGTGGATACGCGGCCAAACAGTTCGCTCGCGTAAAACCTTACCTTAAGGCAGCGTTTACATCTGCCAATCCCGGCGCACCTCCTCCATGGCCGACATTCGGTGACATCAAGACTTGGACTGAGCATGGTGGAACCAAGCCAGCATGGGCTGGCACCACACGAACAGCTTTGCCAAAAGAGATGCACGATGCTGCCGTTAAGGGTGCAGATGGTAAGCCACAACACCCGCCAGCATGGATGCCTTTGCACCTGACTCCGGTTTGGAACTACGTTGCCAAGAAGACCTTGGCCGAGGGTGGGAACCCTTACCAGACTCAAGCGGTTGGAACCAACCAGCAGGGGCTAGTCGGCAAAGAACACACCGGATCCCAAGCGGCCTTCCAAGAGGGTATGATGAAATCGGCGATCCGAAAGTACGTCGTCATGCGCGGTGGGGCCGAGAACCTTGTGGACATCCCATCAAGTAAGATGGCAGAGGCTGGTTTAACTCACGAAGAACTATACAAGTCCGATAAAGATGGCATGAACAAAATCCTCACAACAAAAATCGTCGATCCAGTTGGCTTGATGAAATTTGTAAAAGAGGAGATCGCGGCCTCGATGAAGAAGTCGTGGGCACTGGTCGTTGACCTTGAAAAGTCAGCGGTAAGCTTTAAAAAGAGTTTTGTAGTGCATAGCGACATTATGAAGTCCGAGAAGATTGACAGAATACGGAGCTTGTTGCGTGAAAAAACTCGATCTTAATTGTCCGAAATGCTCGGACGGTATCGTAAAATCCTACGGCTCAGAGGTAAAACTCCGAGCCAAAATCATTAAATGGAACAAATCTGGGATGTATGCCGTCTGTAAATCCTGCGGGACAGAAGTCGCGGTTGACACGGACCTTTTACGATCAATCGAGTCCACTTTCACATACGAAGTGCCAGGCTTAAAAAAATAATTGACAAAGACTATTGATATTTAAAATAATTTGTCCGACACTGTAAGAACAAAAATCACAGACTCAAGTTTGACGGAGTAAGTGGGAATAACTTCCCGGAGAACTTTGAGTGAGCAATAAGCCCTACTACATTTCAGAAACAGACTTTCGGGTATGGCTTCCCGATGTGATTTTTAAATCCGACAGCGAGAACGAGACCTACGACTCCCGCAAAATTGAAGGCATCATGTCCACCGAGCGAAAAGATCGCCAAGGTGAGGTCGTGACAGCCAAAGGTCTGGACTTCTCTGAGTTTCTCCACAACGGACATTTCAACGACAATCATAACCAAGAAACTTCAGCCATCGTCGGCTATCCCCAAAAAGTTCAATTTCACACCGACCTTGGGTCCATCGACCCGAAGCTCAAAGGTGTGGATGGATGGTCCTGCAAAGGATACGTCATCAAGGGGACCAAAAGAGCAGATGGTATTTGGGAACTTGCCCAGGCCCTTCAGGCCGTTCCAAATAAGAAGCTTGGGTTTTCTATCGAAGGCAAAGTCACTCGACGAGCCAACAAAACAATTGAATCAGCAAAAATTAGAAACGTGGCCATCACGAATTGCCCAGTCAACACGGATTGCACTTGGAACCTTTTGGCAAAATCTTTTGCTGAAGAGGAGTACGCAATGAAATCACTATCGACCGATGCAGAAAAAGCAATGTCTGCAGGTTACGGCGTGTCCCCAGCCACTCAAACTGGCGGCGGAGCACTGAGAACAGAAGACTTGGACTCAAAACCAAAAGATGTTTCTTTTGCAAATGAGGAAGAGAAAAAGAAAAAGAGTCGCGAGAAGGCCATGAAAAGCGTTCTTGAGTTTGACGACATGGTGAAAGCCATGGATTGGGTTTTAGAAGTACGACCCGACTTCGACGAGGAAGCGGCGGCTGTTTTTGTGAATCACTTATTCAAAAAAGGAGGAAGGTTATGAGTACAGCACTTGGGAGACTGCAGCCCGCAGAAGTGGGCAAAAAAGTCATCTATGATGCACCAGAAAAAACGATCTCTGCGCTTTTGAGCAATCAAGACGCAATGGTTGATGCCATCAAGGCTCTGTGTGCGAAGCTGGATTTCGACGCTCTTGGCTCTGCCAATTACGCCGCATCCATTTCAAATAGTTTATCAAAAATAGTTTTAACTGAATAACAAAGGAGACGAAGCAATGAAAATCACAAAAGACGACGTGACATCGGCTCTCGACTCGTTTGAGAAATCTTACGGGGAGACAGTCAGTAAAGCTTCAGAGCAAGGACTCGAACAACCTGAAGGTGCCGACATGGGTGCCCCGGGTGAAAAGATGTCTGACGCTGCTAAAGCAAAAAAGGGGGCTATGATGCCGCCTCCTATGAAAAAAGGGCACGAAGAACCGGACGCCGACGATGAAGGCGGAGAAAGCGATCACGATGAGGACGACAAGCCAGCATTTATGAAGACCAAAAAGGCTCATAAAGCTCAAAAGTCGTTCGCAGAAGATATGCCTGAAGAGATTCAGACAAAAATCGACGTGAGCGAGTTCTTGAAATCCCTTGTTGACCACACTGGCGAGTGCATTGATGACTTGGCGAAATCAGTAGCCAAATCTGAAGCACGAATCAGCGGCCAGCATGGTGCTTTGGTTGAAGCGGTTGAGGACATCCAAAAGTCTCAAGCCAAAATTGGTATCGTGTTGAAGGCAATTTGCCAACGCATCGGTATCATCGAGAACGCACCAGCAAAGTCTGCAAAGGCTGAGACTGTGGCGAAATCGGGCGCGGCTGATCGTAAGTTCAGCTCGGGACTTGAGGGCGAATCTCAAGAGCCAATGTTCAAAAGTTTGTCACAAAATCCTACTGTAGCGAAATCACAGCTCAGTGGTGTTCTCTGTGACATGGTAAGAAAAGGCGAAGCAGACGCGATGGATGTTATTGGTTTTGAAACCAATGGCTTTATCCGCCCTGAATTGATGCCTAAACTCAAAACGGCATTAAACTAAAAGGGGGAAGACATGAATCCAATTGATTTAAAACAGTTCGAGGGTCACGGAGATGGGTTCGGCGCGTCCGATTCATCCACTCTTGCTGATCTAAATAAAGCACTGTCGGCGGGATATGCTACTGACCCCGCAGGACAATCACAGGGTGGAGCACTTCGTGTGGAGTCTTTGGACTCAACGCTGAAGATCGTTTCTTTCTTGGAGAAAAACATTGTATTTTACAATGATATTCCCAAGACAAAAGCCTACAACACCGTAGAAGAGTACAACCTCTTAAGCAAATACGGCGGTAAAGGTGGATTCTTCATTAACGAGGGTGGATTGCCCCGTACTGAAGACAGCCAATATCAACGTAAAGCTGCTTTCGTAAAGTTCATGGGAACTACACGAGAGATCACTCACCCAATGTTGTTGGTTCGTCCAGCACACGGGAACGTGGTAGCTCTGGAGACCAAGAACGGTGCGAAGTGGATGCTTGAGCGAATGGAAGAAGCTCTATTCGGTGCCGACAGCTCAATCATATCTCAATCTTTCGACGGCTTGAAAAAGCAGTTGTTGGTTGGTTATGCTGACGCCAGCACAGCGGGCGATCGACGCCCAGATGTATCGAGCGAGCACGTTGTTGACCTTCGCGGTCAATATCTGTCCGAGTCGGTATTTGAAGAAGTTGCTCGTATTTTGCGAGACAACTATATGTTCCCAACTCACGCCTATATGCCGAACTCAGTTCACACTGATTTCAACAAAGGCTTCTTCTCTAAGGGACGTTATGGAATCCCAGTCGGAGCAGATGCTACTGTTGGATTCGTGGCCGACGCGGTTCGTACTAGCGGCGGTGTCGTGAAATTGCGATCAGTTGTGTTCTTGAGAATTGATCAGACCGCTCCGGCGACTGCTGACAACTCTCTTTGCCCAACTTCACCAGTCACTTGTGTTGTTACCACTCAGGCGGTTTCAACATCTCGTGCCTTTAAGGCGGCTGAATTTGGTGCTTACGTTTACAGCGTAACTGCCATCGCGGCCAATGGTGAGTCGGCTCCGACTGCTGGAAATGCAACGGCGACGGTCTCTGGTGCGGGTTCTGCCGAAGTTAAAATCGTGATCACTCGTGGTGCTCAGTTAGGTAACGACCTGACTACAGGCTATCGCGTGTATCGAACACGATTGGAAGACGGCATTGCTGGTGTTCCTTACCTTATCCGTGAAGTAGCGTCGGCTGGTGCCACGACTAATTTCTTGGATGGTAACGAAGACCTTCCAGGTGCGGGAATTGCCTTCATTGGTCAGCTTGATGAGTCAGTTTTGACTCTTCGCGAGTTGTCTCCAATGTTGAAATTCCCTCTTGCGACTGTAGCTTCTAGCATCCGTTGGATGCAGTTGTACTACAATGTTCCTATCGTATTCCGTCCTCGTGGATGGGTTATCGTTAAGAACATCGGTCGTCTGGGAATCCCAGCCCTTGGACCTCAGTAATAGTCATTGAAGAGGTGGGGGGTTAATAGCCCCTCACCATTTTTATTTACAGTTAGATTGAAAGGACCATGAGATGAAAATGCAACACGAGACCTATGCAAATCAAAAGCTGTCCACAGAGTGGGGAGAAATGATTTGCGATGCCGATGGATGTGTCGAGGTTAAACCCGAGGCCGTCAAATTTTTTCAAGGCATTCTTAAATTTAAACCTGTCGGTCGTCCGGCCCCATTAAAATCCAAGCCCGAAGAGAAGGCCGAGGAGCCAGAAGCCGAAGTCGAAGAGCAAGAGGAAGAAAAGCCCTCTCGTTTCTTTAAGAAGGGGAAGAAATAATGTTTCTAGCCTTAAATCCCCAACCACTATTAGGCAAAAGTTTTAACGTCGCCGTCAGCGGCACATCTGCCAATCTTCCACTTGAGAGCAGCAAGCTTTATCGAGTTATCTCGACCACTGATTGCTACATCAAGCTCGCGAAGGCGGCTGTGGCTGCCACGAGTGCTGATATTCTTTTGCCAGCAAAGACTCCGATGTATTTGATTTCAAGTTATTGGAACCAAATAAATGTGGTCCAGCTCTCTGCCGGGGGAACCCTTGGCGTGACTGAGTGCCAAACACCGTCTTTATAAAAGGAGCGAACAGTGTATTCAACAGTGAATTATCTGTTCGCCACTTACCTTCAGACCAAAGAGGGCGGCGGGCACAAGATCACCAAAGTCGAAAAGCTTAGGCCAGGCAAGGCCAAGTTTTATTTTGAAATTAAGCCAGAGGATGCGGAGAATCTCCAAATGAGATTTCATCAATCGGTTTGCTCAGAGTTTGAGTCCCTTCGTAAGGCGACCATAGACTTGGCATACTGAGTCTGGCCTTAAGGTCTTAGATTCTGACTCCGAATAGGGGTCGAATGAAAACACTAATTTTTGGATTCTCTCATCCACTAACATGGAAGCCGTTCGCCGAAGCGATCATGTGGATGGATGAGTCAAACATCTCTCACGGCTTCACTGAGTTCGAATCCCAGCGTTGGGGCGTCGAATTTATCTATCAAAACTCAGGGCATCGAACAAACTTTGAAGGCTCTGTGTATTTTAAATCAATCAATCAAATCGTAGAAAAATATGCCGTTGAGGTCTCCGACGAGGTCGAGGCTAAGATAGGCAAGCTTTGTGTGGACCGAGAGGGTGTGCCTTACGGTCTTTTACAAATCTTTGGCAAAGGCCTAGTCTGTGCGGTCTTCTTGCTGTCATACGGCTATAAACGCATAAAGAACCCATTCTCTGACGGCGGCAAGACGACTGATTGTATTGAAGAGGTCGGCGTCATTTTATCCAAAGGACTTGGGGTTGAGATTCCTCTGGATATGGATTCAACTACGGTCAAGCCCTTCAGAGATTTTGTTGCCAGTTTGCCAATGGTGAAACGCATCG